TTAATGATTTCAGGGGCAATATGCGCAGGTCGAGCGCGATTGTATACGTATTTTAACAACCTTGCTATAAAGAGAACACGCGAATTGGTCATAATACGGTCCATTTCTTCTACCGTCATTTCGTCTGGAGTAATCACAGAGCGAAATGCTGCAGCGGGATTCATATCCGTCATTCGAAAGAATGCAATGTCGCTGGGCATTCGCTTCATGATGTAATCTGATACGACGACCTGAATTTCAATCCGACTATCCGGGAATGCTTTACCAAATCCAGGTACCGTTATATTAAATGATGGATACCACCAGTAATATCGTTTTTGTTGAACAAGAAGAACAATAATATAGACAATTCCTAAAGCAATAATAATCCGAAACCGATCAGGATCGCGTTCGACAATATGATAATGATATGAATTGAAACGTTCGCGTAATTCAGTGACTGCACCACTTTCTTTTTTAGGGGGAGGTAAGCCAATCCAGGTTCGAAATTCGTTAAATTGTGGCAATACAATCATTGTATTCTTTAATATATACTACTTGAAGCATATATTATAGCAAACTGGGGGAGGGTGACATAATTTCAGTGTGTTTAGACACGAAGAGGTGTGGGGAATCCAACAAGGTTAGCACCGATACCGAAACCTGCACCAGTCCTGGCAGACACTGCAAGGCTGGGAACATAGGTATCAAGGATACTGAAGGTGGCCGCCGCAGTGAGAGCAATCAGCGCAACCTCATCAAATGACAAACTGCGCTTAGGGATGGCGTAGGCGGCGATAGCAACCATAACACCTTCCACCAAATACTTAATGGTTCTCTTAACGAGTTCACCTAAATCAAAAACTCCGGACATCTGAGAGATTTATTATAAATAATAAGAAGAAATTAAAATGAAATGAAATGAAATGAATGAAATAGAATAATGCGTTAAAACACTTAAATAAAGTATAACTTAGTATATTATAAATTCATTTCGCGCTTTATTATTTTTCACGCTTTATTTCATTTCGCGCTTCATTATGTCATTTCCGCCTCCTTCTGGTGTTGAATTAAAGCATACCTCATCGGGCGATGCAAATCCTAAATATATCGACTTGTTAGAGGAAGACAAGCCAATTGCTGGACAAAAGTTCGCATGTCTCTCTTTCGTTTCTCCGGAATCCATTTTGAAACAGAAGGATCATTTCTTTTTTGAGAAGTTTCTTCATTACTGGGATTATCAAAAGTCAATGGAGAAGTTCATCCAGTTTCTTAACTTCATGTCATTTAAGTACCATGTGAATTTCGACAAAATTTCTGCGGATTTTCAGGAGTTTGCTAAAGAAGAGAAAGAGATCCTTCAAAAGACAAATATCTACGACGAATACAAGACCTTTTTGGATAAACACGAGGACGATCTTGATAATGAGTTCAACGAGAAACATAACTTTCAAACATCCGTGCGCGGATTGAAGGTGCGCGGTGTCTTTGGCTCACAGAAGGAGGCAGAGTTGCGTTGTCAAATGTTGCGTGAGGTGGATCCCAATCACGATGTTTTCGTCGGGCCTGTCGGTATGTGGGTCCCCTTTCACCCTGACGCATATAAGACTGGACGAGTTGAGTACATGGAGGAGACCTTGAACCAGTTGATGGCGGAGAAGAAGAAGAATGAGGAACAGGCTAAGACTGAGTTTGATAAGCGTGTCAAGGAGACGAAGGCGAAAGCGATTCAGGAGAATATCAAGCTTGCGAAGGAGAGCGGAAATAAGTTGACACAGATGTTGGCGAAGGATGGAGAGACGTTGGTGGATGCGAAGCCACGTGATCTCGAAGGTGCCGATCACAATGAGAGTGTTGGCGGAGGTATTTGGAATGCGGCGGATGATTCTGCGTCTGTCACCATGACCGTTGAAGAGATGAGGAAGGAGCTCTTTGAGAGCGAGGATGTCGTCATGGATAAGAATAGCGATCATGGTCTCTCGAAGTTGACATCATCGTCGACCCCGGCTGATACTGAATAAAATTAGAATATTCTAAATCATTATTATTACGTTTGAGGTATAATAATAATGTAACATACGCAAGAGTATTTTATCTACCATTTTTTGGTAAATGTAACATTGGCATTCCAACCGCTAGATTGGCTGTAGCCACCACCAAAACTAAGAGAGGAATTCTTTGCATCAGGAGTTACAGCAGAAAAATCAGTAGAACCTACTGTTTTAGGAGTCGTATACTGGAGAGTTCGCATGGAAGAATGTTTGTGTTATAATATAGTATACGATTAAAATCGGAGGATAAAATCCTAGGATAAAATAATGTTTATTATTACTGTGTATATTTAGTATATGCTCTAAATCGCTACGCAGTAATAATAATCGCCGAAAACTGTTTTATCTTTTACACTACGGCTCATTTTTGCGGAGGAGAAGCCTTCCTCAGTAGCAGCTTTTGCGATCGTATTCCACGTTTTGAGGATTTGGTTTGAATTTACTAACCGTTTTTCAACTTTCTTGCCTGTGGTTGAAAGTTGGACCCCGATGATGGGGTTTGCACCCTGTTCTTGGATCGCGGTCTGTTTCAATTCGGTATAGCTTTCACGTAAACCTACTCCATAATAGCCCTCGTTACTCATGGTTTCAAACCATATCGTCGCCTTGAGTGCATTCGGACATGCATTCAAATACGTCTTCAGGTTCTTCAAATCATTTTCGGTAGGTATTTGTCCGACAGACAACTTCCATTGTTGATACTCTTTCAGAAGCGTTGAATTCAGGATTTTACTACGGTCAGAGAACCTACAGCACTGAAAAATAAAGGTCTCCACGCTGAATTGTGCCGGATTTTCAGTTTCATTTGCAATGACTTTCTTATATTCTACTGACTTCAATTTGACACCCTGATAGCCATGAATTCTGCCGATACGTTTGGGCTTAAATGTAACATCCATAAAATGCTTCAATGCGTGAAAGGTCTCTTTAGTTGGTTTCATGTGAGACCAAAGACGAAACCTGCCTTCAATATTGACGGATTCCTCTTCAACATCCGGACGTACAATACAGCAGTTTGCAATGAAGTCCTTGAATTTTTGTGTCATTTCATTTTCCGGTAAAAGAATGTTTTGAGTGAAGATGGATTCATTCTCCGTCGCGACGACCTGAAGTGCCTGTGACTGTTGCATGGTCTTCTCTCGAAGTTCATTATTGGCAAGTTCGAGTTCATGGATGATCTTGTTCTTTTGCTCGATATCGGTGGCAAGTTTTGCATTGTCGGATTCCAATTCTTGATTGCGCTGAATAAGCCTGTTGAAGTTTTCGATGTTATACATTGTAGCGTGAATGATGCCTTCGATGTGCTTTGTAAGACGAGCAATCGTGAAATTGGTGTTATCATATGCGATAATTTCGATCTTGTTTTTTCCGTTGACTTCAATGGTGCGAAGTTGGCGTTTGATTTTGGGATGCGACTTAATCTGATTCTCAATTTCGGATCTGTTGGTGACACGAAATGCTGCGGTTAGAATGAAATTATTATATTTTTTATGATGGTGTGCGACACGAGTGGCCAAGTCGTTCGTCTGTCCGAATTTGATGAGTTTTTCATTATCAGCGTTAGTGTTGTCAATGGTGCCGAAGTAAATTGTTTGCGTATTCACCGGAAATTGACTGATAAGGGTTTCTTCAATTGCACGTTTCTTTTCTTGAGTGAGGGTGATGGTGGCTTGATTGAGTTGCGCTGCGGATTGTTCAAGTTGCTTGCGGAGTTCGCTAGTTTCTGTATCAAGTATCTGGTGAAGAGTTTCTTCCATTTTCATATAGTACTCGTGGATTTCACCGGCTTTCTTGGTTTGTGCTTTCAGGCAAAGAAGTTTGAAGCATCGGATGGTGAGTTTAATGGTTTGCTTGTTTTGACCGCCATTTTTTGGTTTAAGTGGTTCTGATGATTGTTCTTCGTCACTACCGCCGGATGGTTGGTCTTGTTTTGACTTTTTAAATTCGGGAATTGAGACAGTATAATCAACGTTGAGTTTGAAGTTGGATTCAATCATCATTCTTGCGGTTATCTTTTGTGTAAATCCTAACCATTTCCATACATCATCCAGGTCAACAACGAAGTCAACATTCTTGTCAAAATTTAGGTAACAGTAAAAACTACTGACAAACAACTGTTGTTCGAATGTGTTGAAATTTTCTTGGAGTTTCTCTAGAAGGAGGTTATTATATTTTTGTGACAACTTTGTAATCGGATTTTTCTCGATGAGTTCGACAATGTTGATTGTCGCGGAAGAAGCTGTGCAGGCAGAAGAAGTGGAGGACATCGTTATGAGTGTATGTTATACTATGTATATGTGTATGTCTTTAAGTTATTTTGCTTTATGAATGTAAAGCACTTTTATTAAAGCGGATCATGGTAGATTAGTTGCTTTTAAAATAAAAAGCAAAAAATATGGTTCAAATGCTAATTTCGACAAAGCGCTTTAGGCCAGACAAAAGCGGTTTTTAATGAATTCTAATTTCACCATCTTGCTCTCGGCGATACGAAAGCAACTTCCACATCACCACTTACTCTTCTTCACATTAATCTTGGGCGCCTTACTGTTCTTCGCTGCAGTTGGATCGTAAGACTGCTCTCCTTCATCATCTGAACCGAGATTTTTCGAGATTTCCCAGAACTCCTTACTGCCCAGCTTGAAAGGCCCGTGCTGTTGTGCCTTATACCAGAAGATTTGGTCTTGTAATTTGTTCGATTTTGCGTTGTTATTAATGACCAAACACTCATAATTCTCTGTACATTGATCCATGACCTGAGTAAAGCTCTCAAAAGTTGGGAACATACCCGCATAGTTGTCATAGATTCGCTTACGGTTCGCAATATATGGTTCACGGAGAATAAAAACGTAGTCGATATTGGTGCGGAGATTTGGAGGAATACCGAGCGGATATTGCATTGTGATAACTAGCATGATTTTCCAATGACGCCCATTCATGAAGAGGAGACGCATCATCACATCCTTCGTCCACTTGTTATCATACAGACAGTCATCCAACACAACAAATGTACGCGGATCAATGGATGATTTCTTATACATTTCCTGTTCCTTTTTCACCTGCTTCAATACTGCTTTTTGGCGCTTAAGAATATTTTCGATGATTGCGGTATTATAAGCGTCGTGGATGAAGAGTTTGGGTACATGAGCGGCAAAGAAACCGTTTCCTGCTTCTGTTCCGGAGATGACTGTTCCAATGGGAATATCCTGGTGATGAAACATGAGATCCTGTACAAGAAAACTTTTACCTGTATCACGACGTCCAATGAGAACGATAACTGGACCTTTGTTTTCATCAGGACGAAAGCTGATTGCTTTCATGTCGAATTTCGCAAGCTCTAAATTCATGTTATTATGATGTAATAAAAATGGGATATATTATTTTTGTTACATTTTTACGAAAGGAATGAAATGGAATGAAATGGAATAGAATGGTCGCCCGTTTAAAATGAATATAAAACTTCTATTCATCAATCATATTACATTTAGGAACAATCATGTCTTCAGCATTTCAGCTTCATTACAGAAAACACAAATACACCCCTGATACCATCGAACCTGCATTATTGTATGATATCCAGAATTATATCCCTATCTATTCGCGATTCTTTGATATCAACGAAACCAACTACAATGGAATTCAGTTGAATCAAAAGTATTATTTACAGAATATCATTTCACATCCATCTCAAATCATGGGAGATGATGACCATTCTCACGGCAACAGTCGCGAACACGACCGCGATACCCGGTCATTAAATCATCTCGAAACCGTCATTGCCGATGACAATGGAAATACAAACAATGTCCCGATCTTTGTGAAATATTCGCCATTATTGGACCCGATTCGTTATCTATCGGGTAAATACCAGATTCATCAAAATAAAACTCATTCTCTTCCTAAATACAACTCAACTCTTGAAGAGTGTGAAGAGAAAATACTAAACACGAACAATACATCATATGTTGATGGGTTCTTCTCATATTTAACAAGTCGCTCGCTTCATACCCACGGAATCGTTCATGGTGTCGATTATTACGGTAGTTATTTATGCAAACAACGCGAGTTTTCTACCAATGTATTCGACGATATTGATTACTTGGTCGAATGTTCTTTTTTCAATAACTATGAAAACGACCTTTTTTCGATTGATTATTCGCAATTTGGAGACGACGTAGAAGGCGATCTCTCGGATGTGAATATTAGTAAGTTGATGAAGATCCGACAAAAGATGAAACCACTCATTGGGGAGACTGGCGG